TGATTGACGTCTCATTCAACTTCGCCGGCTGGGGTGGCCTACTCTGTACCGCGACGCTGGACAACGGCGAGCTGTACAACGCGGAGTTTTCGTTCACCGTGATTGATTCGCCGCTCTACCCGAGCGCCACCTACGACACCAACAACGGGCCGTACCGGCTCGACGTATCCATCTAGGAGGGTTCCATGGCAAAAAACCTCTTAGGCGATACTACCCAGAGCACCAATCTAACGAATGCAGGGGGCGACAGCTGGAACCCGGACCCATGCGTTTTCGGTAGTCCACCTACTAACCTGACGGCCTTCGCCGTCCATCAAGGGGCGGCTACCTGATGCCTCCCTCACGCATTGGCACAGGAACACCCTCATGACCTTTCAAAGCCTCTTTGATACGGGCCCCTGCAACGTATACCTCTCGTGTTTTGACTCCACCCATTTATTGCTTGGCTCGATGGGGAAGGGTGATAGTCAGACTCACCACGATTATGGTACGGGGCGCGATTACACCGTATCGGTCGATATGGCAGGCGCGGTAAGTGTTACTTGCAGCACAGGCGCATTCACGGGCAGCGAAGTGATTGGCGTGAGCATTGCGCCGACCGCGGGGCTGAGTGGCTTAGCACTCCAGCTACAGAACATCAGTTTCGACGCGACCGCTCATGTGGGGTATGGCTTTTCGGATTGGGCGACAGGCGGAACGTATGTATCGGTCACAAGCTTTTCCCCCGCCGCTCCTAATCCCATGAACCTTCCGGCGGCATCGGCGGGGACTTTAGCGAATGGCATGGGCATGCGAGCATCGGCCTTGTGAATAGTCATCACAGTACTCATGGGACGAAGGGAAGGGATGAGGCATGCCTACATTACTGATGAAATTCACGCCGATGGTGGAAATGCCGGCCCCCGTCGTCGTGGCGTCGAATGAAAGCATGGAGGTCCCGGAGAACAGCAGTGGCAACCCCGTACCGACCCTGGTCACGAGCAATGGGACGCCGGATCCGTCGGCCATCCTAGGCATCGCCACGACACCCACCCATGGCACCGTGACGCTCGTGGACAACCTGCTGATCTACACGCCCACGCCCAATTTCGCCGGGTTCGACAGCTTCACCTACACCGGAACGTCCGGCGGTGTCACCAGTAGCCCGGCCACCATCAGCATCACGGTGGATGCCGTTGCGCCATGCCAGGAACTCGGGCGCACCACCCGGAACTACGTATCGGGGTACACGCTCTCGCGCCAAGCCGTGACGCGGGTACGACGCCAAGCCAAGCGCTGCGTTATTGCCAATTTCAATGGGGCGCTACCCGCCGGCCGGACCATCGTGAGCGCTCGCTGGGAAACCACGTCGCCGTGGTCGGTCTACATGTCCAATCCGCGCATCGCCCACGGCCAGCGCGAGACCATGGTTGACGTCTCATTCAACTTCGCTGGCTGGGGTGGCGTCCTCTGTACCGTCACCTTGGACAACGGCGAGCTGTACAACGCGGAGTTTTCCTTCACCGTGATTGATTCGCCGCTCTACCCGAGCGCCACCTACGACACCAACAACGGGCCGTACCGGCTCGACGTATCCATCTAGGAGGGTTCCATGGCAAAGCTCACTACCAAGGCCCGCAAGGCGCTTCCCAAGTCCGATTTCGGGCAGCCCGGGCGCAAAGCCTACCCCATGCCGGATCGATCGCACGCCGCGAACGCCAAGGCCCGCGCCAGTCAGCAGGAAGCCAAGGGCAATCTGAGTCCTTCGGCCAAGGCGAAGATCGATGCCAAGGCCAACCGCATCCTCAAGCGGGGCAAGAAGTGAGACCGCAGTATCTTACGTATTGCATCCAGATGGCCTTGCGCCGTCCGGACGACCCAGCGCTCTCTCCGGGCGCCTTTCGCTATATCACCCAGCTAAGGAACCCGTCATGCGCATGAAGTCCAAGTCTACCCTCCCGCGCGAGGCCAAGGCCCGCATGGAGTTCAAGGGTAAGAACGCCAAGGCCGCTCAGAAGGCGGACGACAAGTCGGATAAAGCCATTTCCAAGAAGTTTGGCGTCAAGCGGGTGAAGTGACATGCTCGCCTTTGGGCTATGCCTAGCTGTCGCGGGCCTTCTCTGCCTGTGGGTGGAGTTCCTGGCATGGAAGGATGGCGAGAAGTGACCGACTTGAAGATTGTCGATTTCCCGGTTCAGGTATCTCTCGCGGACATCCCGGGAAGGCTGCGGCAATTGGCCGATGAGATGGAACGCCGACCCCATGAAGAGACTATGCCGCTTACTTTCGTCTTTGTGGAAGGCTACGAGGACGGCGAAGTCAAGGTGGGCTGTTTCGGTGACTGTCCCTCCAAATGGGAAGTGGTGGGACTGCTTGAACTGGCGTCCCGTCATTTCACGCCGGATGAAGGGGACATCAAACGCCGTGGCGGATCGTGATTTGATCAGGGTAATAACTGACAGTAGAGTCTCGCCTAATTCCAATATAGAAGATCGGTAGATATGCGTCCTAAAGGCACTCCTAAAACGGGCGGTAGGGTCGCTGGAACGCCCAACAGGGCGACCACGGAGTTTAGGGATACCGTGCGCCAGCTTCTTGAGGACAACGCGGAGAACGTCAAGCTGTGGCTTACACAGGTAGCCGCCGATGATCCTTATAAGGCGCTGAGTGTGCTTTCTAACCTTGCTGAGTTCGCCGCCCCCAAGCTGGCGCGCACTGAAATTGCAGGTGACCCGGACAAGCCGCTGACCGTCCAACGCGTTGAACTGGTGGCGATGCATGGCAAGCGTCCAGATAGCGCTACCTGAGAAGCTGATACCGGTCTTTGACGGACCGGCCGACGTGCGCGGTGCTTATGGTGGCCGTGGGTCGGCCAAGACGCGAAGCTTTGCCAAGATGATGGCGGTTCGCGGGTACATGTACGGCCAGGAAGGTATCAGCGGTTTGCTGGTGTGCGCTCGCTTGTTCATGAACTCGCTGGATGAGTCGTCGCTTGAAGAGGTCAAGCGCGCGATCCAGGATGAGCCGTTCCTGGCTGAGTATTACGACGTAGGGGAGAAATACGTCGCCAGTAAGGATGGGCGCATTGCCTTTGCCTTCTCGGGCTTGGACCGCAACATCGCCAGCATCAAGTCCAAGGGGCGCATCCTGATTTGCTGGGTTGACGAAGCCGAGCCGGTAGGGGATGTGGCTTGGGAAACACTGATCCCCACCTTGCGCGAGGAAGGTGATGGCTGGAATGCGGAGCTCTGGGTGACATGGAACCCGTTGCGCAAGAATGCCGCCGTCGAACGCCGTTTCAGGATGGCGAGTGACCCGCTGATCAAGATGGTGGAGTTGAACTGGCGCGATAACCCGCGCTTCCCGGCCAAGCTGGAGCGCGACCGTCAACGCGACATGCTCGAGAACGAGGACCAGTACGACCACATCTGGGAAGGTGGGTACGTTCAGGCCGTCAGTGGCGCGTACTACGCCAAGGGTCTGTCTGCGGCCAAGACGGAACACCGCATCTGTCGCCTTCTCTCGGACCCGCTGATGACCTTGCGCGCCTACTGGGACATCGGTGGTACGGGCGCCAAGGCCGATGCCTGCGCCATCTGGATCACTCAGATCATCGGCAAGGAAGCCCGTGCGCTGGACTATTACGAAGCCGTGGGGCAGCCCTTATCGACGCATGTGCAGTGGCTTCGGTCTCAGGGGTATGAGAAGGCCCTATGCATCCTGCCGCACGATGGCGCCAACCATGACAAGGTATTCAAGGTGTCTTATGAGTCCTCTTTGCGAGATGCGGGGTTCGAGGTGCGCGTGATTCCCAACATGGGCGCGGGTGCGGCCAATCGGCGCATTGAGGCTGTCCGGCGCATGCTGCCCAATGCCTGGTTCGATGAGACCAAGACGCAAGCAGGCCGCGATGCCCTTGGCTGGTATCACGAAAAGCGCGACGACAACCGCCAGATCGGTTTAGGCCCCAAGCATGACTGGTCAAGCCATGGCGCCGATGCCTACGGTCTGTTTGCCGTGGACTACGCCGACCAGCCATCATCGGCACCGGTAGACCTGCATTTCACCTCGCAATTCTCGCGCGAACCCCTTTTCGGCCAACGTGCCGACCTTTTCGGAGCCTGACATGGCCAAGCAAAAGACCTATCAGCCGAAAGGCGACACCCCGAGCGCGAGCACCAAGGCGAAGCCTCGCGATGGCTTCACGCAATTGATGCTGGAACGGGCTGAGGACGCCTTCCAGTTCGACACGGAACAGCGCCGCCGTTGCGTGGAGGACATGCGCTTTGCCTTTGAGTCCGGCAAGCAGTGGGACCCGCACCTGACCTACAAGCGGCGCAACAAGCCGAACTATGAGTTCAACCGCATTCGCCAGCTGATCCGTCGCATCACGGGCCAGCAACTCAAGAACAAGCCGAACATCAAGGTCCGCGCGGTCGAGGACAACGACAAGGATGTGGCCGACATCTACAACGGCCTGATCAAGAACATCGAGGTCCAGTCCTCGGCGGAGAATGCCTATGACACGGCGTTCCAGTGGGCCTGCGGGGGCGGGTATGGCGTGATTCGCGTCATTGCCGACTACGAGCCCGGCGACAGCTTCGATCAGCGCCTGATCATCAAGAACGTGATGGACCCGATGACGTGCTTCTGCGACCCCTCGGCGCGGGAGTTCGACCGGTCGGATGCCCGATTCTGGTTCATTA